TTCTGGGTCGTCGTGACCGCCATCATGCCTCCTGGTGCGCGAAGCCTACGGCGTCACCACCACCGCGTTCAAGAGCGCAGAATCCCGCCACTTGGGCCATGAATCCCGCAGTTCCAGCTCCGTGTCGTTGATGCTCCCGGGATGGAGATTGCTCCAGATCACCTTGGGAGCGTTGTCCGCCACCGGGTCATGGACTCGTATGGTCGGCAGTTTCAGGCAATCCGCCAAGGCCGCGACACTCGAGCCGACCGTGATCGCCGCCCGGCTCAGGGCCATGTAATCCGCGAGCACCGAGAAGTCCTCGTCGTCCACGAACTCCTTCCAGTCGGGATATGTCTTGGTCCCGACTTGCCGATCTCGGTCGGTCCCGACGAACACGATCTCGTCGAAGATGGACTCCAGTTCCTTCCGGACCCGGCTCAGGAACCGCCACATCTGCGGCGTCTGGCGGGTGTGGGGACATATCCCCTGGCCGTGAACGATGAGCCGGTTCACCTTCTCCAAGACCTTGGGGGTCACTAGGCTCGGCTCATTGGTCAGGGCTTCCATGTCAATCTCGACCGGAAGTCTCGCATACTGGACCGTCTCCAGCGTGATCTGGCGGGTGGGGAAAGCCCTCAGCCCCAGATGGTAGATGGCATGGCCTTCAAAGGCTGAAGTCGGGAGGTTCATGTGGAACGGCTGCCCACCGCAGTCCCAGTTCTCGACCCCCGGCATCAGCTTGGCGTCCAAGACACAGGGCTGGGCCTTGAACAGCGGCAACAGAGGCTTACACCTGTGCTCGTCCAGCCAGACCTCGAATGCCTGCCCGGTCTTCTTCCAGTACTGGTAGGCCACCGGCCACTGGAGTAGTGCATCTCCGATCTTCCCCGGGAACGTGAACACCGTGCTCATTACGCCTCCGCCATGAGAGCTTTGAGTTTCTGGACCAAGTCATGCCTGCCGATGACACACCACCACAGGAACTTGGTCGAGTCCGGCTCGATGTTACCCCCGCCTGCAGCAACCGTGTGCTCCGCCCGATGGTCGATGAAGAACTGCTCCTTGGTCGCGTAGACGATGTTGGTCGCATCTCCCAACATCTCCAGCACCGTGTCCCAGCAGAAATGATCCAAGTCGGGACAGACGTACCAGCCTACATGCTCGATCCACTCGCGCGAGACATAGGCAAAATTCACCCAGCGAGCATGGCCATGAAAGGCGCTGACGACACCAAGCCGTTTAGGGAAACTCTGGAGACAATCGTCGACGAACTTGTCCCAGTCCGGAGTCGAGAAGATGGAGTCGTCGACTCCAAGACCATAGGCCTCAAAGTCTCGATGCCTGACCACTAGGTCCTGGCAAGCCTTGGCCGGGCCGATTCTCGGACCCACCGTCACCAGCATGCGATCCCGATACTTGGGTAACACGTCATCGTACTTGGATGAGTTGTCCTCGTCGAGATAGACGGCCACGGTGGCCTGAGAAGTCTCCATGACGGACTTGAGCATCCGGTCCAGTTGCTGCGGGCGATCCCGACTGGGACAGAGCACGAGCGTCTTCATTCTATCGCCTCTAGTTTGCGCTCGAGGGCTATACGATCCTCTTCCATGTACCAGACAACCCATTCGTAAAATCTCTCGGCGTCTTGGGCAAAGACCGGGTCTCGGCCACCGACCTGATGGTGTTCGATCTCCCATTCCTGCCCGGTGCATCTGTAGAGACAGAGCCGATCAGAGAGAAGACCGAGGATGCTGGGCCAACAATAGTGACTAAGCTCTTTGTGTGCGAAGTACCCGAACTGCTTGTACCAGCCCATGGTGATTGCGGGCTGGTCAACACGATTCACACCGCACTTGTTGGCTCGTGGAGAAATGACACCGATGCCCTTGTGGAACCGACGCGCCACTCTCAGAGCGAAATCGTCCCATCCCGAAGTAACCATGAGCGAGTCATCGGTCATCATGGCAATGACCTCGGTATATGGGCGTTCTTTCATGACCCATTCAGCCATCACGTTCAGGGCCCCCGTAACACCGATACGGGGACCTTGAATCATCCTGATACGAGCAGTGTCTCCGGGATAGCCAGCTCCATCGGTATCATCGTCTAGATAACCAACAATCCAAGCCAGCGAGGTCTTCACTATGGACTCGACAGCATTCTGGAAACACTGGGGACGCCCTCGGGTCGGAATCAAGACTGCCACCGGACTTCGGTTGCTCATGCCGGAGTCTGCCGGATGTAGATCTCGTCCACTTCGCGCGTCTGCGTATGGACATAACCAGGGATGCTGAAAGCACCGCGGACATGGTTGTTCTCAAACACCATCACCCGTGGCTTCCAACGCTCGACCGTGAACCCAGCAAGAACCTCTGGTTCACAGCCTTCACAGTCCACTGTCAGGTAATCGAGCCTCGGGAACCCTGCTTCCTCCAAGATTGTGTCCAGCTTCCGAGTCGGGACCATCATCTCCAACACAGGCTCTCCCGGATAGTTATTGCGAAGCCCCTTCAGGTCTTTGAGTCCAGATCCGCCCCATGGATAGGGACCAAACTGAGTAAAGAGAGCCTCCCCGTTCTTGTCACTGACCGCCACCTGCCGCCAGAGCTTGCGATGCTTCCTCGCCTCCTGCTCGAAAACCGGGTTGGGCTCCACACACAGCACATACCATCCCATCTGCTCGAAGCAGAGGGAGTTGCTACTGAAAGCACCATCATTGGCTCCCACGTCGCAGGCATAGCCCCAAGATGGCAGGTACTGCTCCACTTCCCGGTCCACTCCGTTGGACGAGTAGTAGGCCATCTAGCGCTTCACCCAGACGTCGTTGTGGACGTTCCTGGCGGTCTTCCGGTAGTGGATGGCTTCCATGTAGAGGTCCAGCGGACTCATCGCCTCCCAACACTCGATGACCACGACCTTCGGCTGCCAGCGACTCCAGTCCAACCCTTCGAGCACGTCCATCTCCGTGCCTTCGGTATCGACACAGAGCACGTCCAGTTGCGGGAACTGCCAGCGGGTGAGGATCTCGTTCAAGGTCTTGACCTGCACCTGCGCCTTGCTCCACTTCCTCCCCGGCTTAGGAGCGGGCTCGGTCTTGTTCGGGGCCGGATAGTTCCGGGTCATGTCCGGCTTTTTCAATGACGAGAACGATTCCGGCTCATCGTCGTTGATGTGAAACGTCGCCTCGCCAGAGAAGTTGGAGCAAGCACAGCGTTCGACGAAGGTCCGCATCTTCTGCAGCATCGGCCACCAGTTGGGATTCGCCTCGACCGAGACGACGGTCCACTTGGCTGCCTTCTCAAGCCCATAGGTAGAGTTAACCGAGACGCCGTCTGAAGCCCCGACATCGATAGCCCACCCCTGATAGCCTTCGGGGAAGAAGGACATGATGAAGTTGGCCAGCTCGCCGTTGTAGGCGAGGTTCGTGCCCGGGGGCGGCATGTAGACCGGGCCGCGACTCATACCGCGACCTGCTGTGCCGCACGCAGCTTGTCGATGATCGGCGGCATCTTCAAGGCGACGTAGTCGAAGAACCCCATCTTGTCCTCGAACAACGCCTGCAGGTTCGTGTGCGGCAGGCCTTCGTGATGGACCGAGAACACCTGCTCCGGTGGGTAGATGAGACAGGTCAACTGCCCCATCAACCCCAGAAGCACGGGCCAGCAGAAGTGGTAGAAGTCGGGGCAGGCGTACCAGCCCACCGTGTCGATCCACTCCCGGGAAACGAACGGCATGTCGACGTGCTCGCCGAGATTGTGGCGTGGAGAGACGACGACGATCCTCCCTGCCATGGAATCCATTGCTGCCAGGACCCATTCATCCCAATCCCGGCAGACCATGGTGGTGTCGTCAGTGATGAGCCCGTAGACCGAGTAGTCCGGGAACTTCTCAACCAAGGCATTAGCTGAAGCCACGGGACCGATGCGGGGCCCGATGAGACGCTTCACCCCAGACATGGTGTCGGGATAGTCCTTCTCCTGATCCTCGTCAATGTAGGCCAGTACGTCGGCTTTGAGTCCCGTCTTATAGACGGACTTGGCGGCGCGCTCGAAGTGCTGCGGGCGGTCGCGGGTTGGGATCAGGACACCGATACGGCCGTTCATGCAGCCACCAAGGCTTTGGCCCGCAACTTCTCGACAAAGGCTCTACGCTCATGCGCGAGCCAGATCATCGATACCATGGCATCCCGGTGGATGTAGTAGGCGGAGAGCCCGACACCGGTCTTGAAGCCGTTCTCGTCGTTCATCTCTTCGCCGAACCACTCCATGTTGCTGTGGCTGATGTGGAACTGTTCCTTGGTCGCGGAGAGCAGCCCGACGTCCTCGGCAGCGATCTGAAGCGCAACGTCCCAGTAGAAGTGCCGGGTCTCCAGAGGACAGAAATAGCCAGCGGCTTCGAGCCAACGGGCACTTATCCAGGGAAAGTCCATCCGGCCGTAGGCTTCGCAGAAGGGAGCAAAAGCCGTCAGGCGGTTGGCGTTCTTCAGGACCCATGAGTCCCAGCCCGGGGTTTCGTAGATGCAGTCGTCAGTCGCGGAGCCGTAGGCCGAGTAACCGGGCATCCTGCGGGCCAACTCGTTCAAGGACCGGCATTGCCCGACCCGCTCGCCGAAGAACATGTCGGCTTCGACGGTCTCGTACATCTCGCGCTGGTCCTGATCGACGTAGGCGACAAGGTCAGCCTTGGTGCTGGTCTTCCGCACGGACTCGACCATGGCCGCGAACTGCTGCGGACGGTTCCGAGTCGCACACATCACCAGCACCCGCCCATTCACAACACGAACTCGATGTTGGGCAGGGGGTAAACCATCACGGTCCCCGAGTCCAAGAGCGGGCGCTCACGCTTGACGAACTCGTCCCGGAACGCCCATGGCAGGACCATGAGTCTCTCGGGCTTGTCCGCGCGCATCTCGTCCTCGTTGACGATGGGGAGCCACGAGCCCGACATGAACAGGTTGTGCTTGGCCGGATTGCGGTCGGCGATGCCGACGAATGCCCCCTGGTAGTCCAAGTACTGGAGCAGCACGCAGCCCTTCGTACTCGCCCCATAGAGCCACCATGGCTTGCCGGGGACATCGAGCAACTCGCCCATGGCCTGCCTCCACTTCTTCACCCGGACCGCGAAATGCTGGGCGTCACTGCTCGAGACCTTGCGAAAGTGAGCGATGGACATGGGCTGGACCCCTGCCACCTTCTTCTGGGCGAACACCCGCATCGAGCCACCGTTAACGTCGTTGTGCGTGACGTCGACGATCACCAGCCCGTGGCGGGCGTATAACTCTCTGAGACTGAAGATGTCGTAGTAGCAGAGGTGCTCATGGCAGATGGAGTCGAAGGCGTTGGCTTGGACCATGCTGGGTGAATCGTTGAGCTGGTTGACCCAAACACCTCCGGGGGCCAGCACATTCGAGATGTCAGCAACGAAACGGTCGGGGTTGTCCAAGTCGTAGAACATGGCAGCCGAGGTGATGACATCGCAGCCTCCGACTCGGGTGGAGCGCCACAGGCACTCATTGTCAGCGGTGAAGTAGTCCTCGATGACGTGGTCCGCGACCTTGTGCAACTCGGTGTGAAAGTTACGCGCCGGCTCGCAGGCGATGCGCTTGAACTTCTCCGGGACCTGGGAGAGCAGGTAGCCATCGTTGGCCCCGATGTCCAGCCACACGCCATCACGCCTGTAGCCTTGGACAGAATCGACGATGTCCTTCAAGGCATCCCGCATCGACTCGTTGATCCCGGAGCGGTACCAGAACTCGCGGAACAGCAGGTCCGGGTCGACCGTGTGCTGCAACTGCAGCAGGCCACACTGGGCACATCTCACCAAGTCCAGCGGGGCCTTGGGGAGTGAAAGGTCTATAGCCGGAACGAAGCGGACGAGGTACTGGTCCCCGAGCGAGATGACGGGCTCGAAGTTCTCGGCGTGGCAGGCACGGCAGGATGTACGCTTGGCGTACACCTCTGGCTTCTCATCGATGGTCATGAGGCCTTCCTTGGTCACGGTCGCTTTCAACTTAGTACGTTCCATCGTCTCTCCCTAGCGAATGGGTTCCCGGGGTACGAGTGATTGCCAGTTCCGAGTCTCCTCGGAGTCGAAGTCCCCAGGGTTCATGCCATCGACATGGATGGGGGTCGCCCCGCGGTCCCATGGGGTCCGCTGCTCTTGGCGTCTCATGGGCTGGTAGAGCTCCATCTGGAAGGCATCGGAGTGGGCATCGGCCCAATCGATCTTGATCTTAGGGTTGACGGCGTACTGCCCGATGCGAGCCATCTGCTCGCATAGACGCCCTATCCCCGGGGCGTCCTTGACCCAACGGACATGGCCGTCAACCCAGAACGTGGTCGCGGAGTGGAGGCGCTCGTACTTCTTCGTCGCCCCGCGCTCGAACTCGATGAAGCGGGGCATGGGCTCGTTGACGTCACTGAAGAAATTGGTAAGAGCCAGTCTCCACGAATCCTTCTTCCCAGCCCGGGTTTTCTCGTCCGTGATGGCGAGTATGTGGAACCCCTGACGCCGGTAGCGTTGGACCGTGGAGACCAGCAGCTTGCCGAAGTCCTCTGCCCTCATCGTCGCGTTGCCATGGCCCTCGATGACGTAGACATCCCCTGTCCCGTTACGCGGATAGCCATGGACCAGCATCACCGTCTCGTCCTTGGAGGTGACCTTGGAACCGTCAGAGAAAGCCGTGTCGCAGCAGATGGCGAAGCGGAGGTTGGACCAAGGAACGTCCTTCTTCTCCACCCCGCACTGCTGGATCTGGTCGCGAGTGATGGGATTGAGTTCGGAGATCGACGGGTCGTTCATCACCTGGGCAGCGTAGCGCAGCGGGTCGGTCTTCTCGAAACGCTTGAGTCTCGACTCCGGCCAGACCAGCGGGGTCGTGGGCTCACCCTTGGCGTTCCTGCCGGCCAAGAAGTAGACGTGGATGTCGCCCTCGGGGTCCAAGGGGATGGAATCCGTCTCCATCCCTGAGACTGAAGCGACGCCA